CGTCGTCTTCGTGAGCTTGTAACCTTCGCCTTTGAGATACTTGCGGAAGGCGGTCGGCTGGAGGAACGATCGGAATTGTTTGGTCTGCTCCCTGTCGAGCTGCGGCATCTGAACGCGCGGGATGCCCTTGCTTTGGGCACAGAATAGATTGGTCCCGGGGACCGAGACATTGCACAGATCAAACGTCGGGGCCGCCTTTCCCATCTTGGCCATCTCGGCCGCGACTTTGCCTAGATGCTCAATCAGCGTCGAGACCTGGCGCGGCTGGTTTAGCTCGACCTTCCGGTTCTCATAAAGAGCGCGCGCCGCGTCGTAGACGTTCCCGGTGTGAATAACGCCGGCATCATCGACGTAAGCCTCTTTCGAATAGCCGTGGCCGGGATGCTCGAATTCACCGGGCTTGGCGGCCTTAGCGGCGCCAGCCTTGGCCCCGCCCTTCGCGCCGCCGGCCTTCGCGAGGCTGGCCGTCGCCTTAGCGTGCACGGCTTCCTGGTGGCCAGTCCCGCCGGCGCTCGGCCGTTCGCCGCCGGTCTCTTTGTCGCTGCCGCCAGCGTCAGTAAACTTGCCTTGCTCGTCGCGCGGGTGCTCGCTCTCGTCGAAGTCGCGCAGATGCGCGCCCATCTCGAGGAGCCCGTCGATGACCTCCTCGGTATCGACGTCGCCGCCGCGGCCGTCCATGAAATCGCTTAGATCGATGGGCTCGCCATCGGCATCGACCAGCGTCACCGGCTGCGCGCCGCCGCCGTTCATGTCACCGCCCCCATTCGCGCCGGGCGCGGAGCCCGGAGCGCCCGGTGCTTTCGGCACCGGCTGCGCGCTGCCGGCGCGGGTGTATTTCCGCGTGTCGATGTCGAGCGAGACGCCCAGCTCGTCGGCGTATTTATAGAAATCGGCGATGTCGCGGAGCTGCTTGCGCCAGTTATTTCCCCAGCTCGCGAAATACTCCTGCGGCGTCATTCGGCCGGCGCGGACCGAGTGCTCCTCCGCGTCCTGGTCGAACTTGGGATTCACGGATTGAAAAGCTGGTGTTACCCAATCGCACGGATAACCGCCTTGCCGCTCTTTGAGCGCGCCGGCGATGATCGCCCGATTGATGAACCGGGCCCATACCCGCTCGCATAGGCGCGGAATGATGGCGAGGTTCTGGATTTGCGTAATGCGTGCGCGGAATTCCAGTTTGCCGGCGCGCAGCGACGAGTAATTGGCGCCGCGAAGATCGCCCGAGAGCTGATCATAGGTCGCGCCGACCGACGCCGCCATCGCCATGAGATCGAACATCAGCACCGGCTCGATCTGACTCGTTGCCGTCGGCTGCGCGAATTTAATGTCCTGCCCGGGCTTCAGGAGCTTCATCGTGCCCGGTTCCAGCGTCGTGATCGTTGGCGGATTCGGATCGCCGCCGTCGGTGTTGTCCGCTGGGTAAGCGGTAGCCGTCGGATCGAAGATGTTTTCAAGATCGCTCGATTGCGTCACGAATGCGGAAAAGCACGCCTCGACCCGCGCCTTGACCGTGACCGCATCCATGAAATCGGCGAACTCGCGCGCCGTGGTGAGCATCGGCGCGAACCATGTCACACCGCGCACCTGCCCGGGCCGCTGTTGCAGAAACAGATGGATCAGCTGATCGTCGCCGACGAATTTCGACGTGTAGCTCGCGATATTGAGCGCGGTCCAGGCGACCATCTCGCCGGGATGCACGGGAAACAACCATAGGCCGAGTCGACGATCGTAATCGCCCATCCCGACGCCCAGGCGGGAGCGCATATTCCCGCCTTGCTCCATGCCATAGATGCCGTCGCGGTAGCTGTCGATAAAATCGGACTCAAGAATTTGCAATTGGAATGGGACTTCGCCGCTCACGTCCTTCCGGTTGCGGTCGATGAAGCGAAGCACGACCTCGCCAGATTCGATCATCGATCGAATGGCGAGCACCTGCATGGAATAGAACGAATGCACGCCCTGGACGTCGGCTTCCCGCTGCCATTCGTTCCAAAGCGTCTCGACGCGATCATTGAGCCGATCGCTGCCGGTGTTCGGCACCGGGCGGATGCCGTCGCCGACGATCGAGGAGGTAAGCACATCGATCAGCCGCGGGGCGTGCGGCGTATTGCGCACCAGGTCCCGCGCGCGATCGCGCATCGGAATGAGCGCCATCTGTATTTCCGCATTCGCGGAGGTTCGCCGCGAGCGCCAGGACGCCCCGCGACGGCCCTGATCGGCGCCCTCGTAGATACGCATTGCATGGCGCGCGCGCACGCGCGCGAGACCGCGCTGCGGAAAGAAGAAACCGACAGCTTTATCAATCAAGTTGCTCACGTGACGTAATACGTTGTCGGCGAGCGCAGATAGCCTCTGTTGTGCTCGACCAGGAGCGTGTTGTTGTTGCCGGGCACCTGGCCGAGCGCGATCGCGATGATGTTCTGCAAGCGCAGCAAATCATCGAGCGACCTGTAAGTGACGGTCTTGCCCTCGTAAGCGACGGTCGTTGCACCGCTGGCAATCGCCTCGCTCAGCGCGTCCAAGTCCTGCTGCGTCCAGGCCATTTGCTTCTCCTACGACTCGCTGCCGGGGGGCGCCGTGTTGCTGATGTCGCCCTCGACGTCGACGATCGGCCAGCCCTCCGGCCACACCGCGGCGACGAAACTGTCCATCGATTTGGTCGTGACGTTCACGCTGTCGCTTTGGTTGAAGCCGCGAATCCACGCGGTGTTGCCATCGATCTTTTCCAGAATGGCAACGTGGCCGCCGCCCTCGCGTTCAAACACCATCACGCATCCGACCTTTGGCTTAGAAAGCTTTCTGCCCCAATCCGCCCAGGCCAGCGCCCACAGATAGCAGCCGGTGTCATCGGTCGGATCGTAGGGGGGCTTGATCTTGGAGCGCGCCATCGCGCCGGCGAGTCCAAAACCGCACCAGGCGATATCATCGCCGGTATAGCCAGCGGTGTATTGCGCCATCTCCGGAAACGCGTGGCTAATGTCCAGACGCCACGCCATGATGATTGGCGAATCTGCCGATCCTGGAATCTCATCGACGCCCGTGCACGCGCGCACCTCGGAAACCCATGGCGCGCCCGGCGCTGTCGCGTGAAGCTTCCGCGCCCGCCGGCGATCGACACGATCGAGAGCGGCGCCGGTCGGCGGGTCGATATAACCGGTGATTGGAAGCCGGCGCGACGCCTGAAACGTCTCGACCGCCGTTTGCGTCAGCGAACCGAAATCGCCGTCGGTGTCGATGTCATGGCCAGCCGCGACAAGCGCCTGCTGCGCCTGTGTTACCTCGTCGCCTTCATCGCCAATCGCGATCGGCGCTTCGCTTTCGATCATGCCCGGCGGACCAGGCGTGCCCGGCGTTGGCGGCCGCGGAAGATCGTCCCGGAGCATTGGGAAATAACCCCAGCCGTAGCTCGGATGCCAGCCCCAGCCGCCGCCAGGCGGCGGTGGGATCGGCTCGCTCACATCCGGCGGATCGGGCGGCGTCGGCGGAATAACCGAGTCGCGGACATGCGGGAACGTGACCTCGACGTCATCGTCGGTCTCGATGCCGAGCGTGCTCAGCAATCCTTGCGAAATGTCGGCGACGCGATCGGTGTCTTTGTGCGGTCCCCAATCCGCCGGCCAGGCCAGAAATTCCTTTCCGGTCGCCGGCGCGCGCACGCGCGCTTTGTACTGTCCGGAGGCGAGCAGCTCCTTCGGATAAACGTCGTAGTCCCACCTCATCGCGATATAGAACACCTCGGGATCGAGGCGTCGCGCCAGGCCGGTCGTGCCCGATGGCTGATAGGGCAGAAACAGATAGGGCGCGGTCTCGTAGTCGTAAATAAACGCGAGACCCTCGGACGGCGAAACGCCCGTGTCCTCGGGACCACCGAACCAACTAACCTTCCCCGACTCGCTTAGGATCGGATAAACGCCCTCCGGCCGATCGGGCCGATCGGGTTGCTCCGGCGGCTGCTCGCCCAGCGTGCGACCGCTCGTCGACTCCGCGATGGCCCCGCAGATTTCGTCGAAGTTCTGGCCATAGAGATCGGTGTCGGCCTTGCTATCGACGAAGCACGTCTCGATCAGCGCGGCCGGCATTTCCGTGCCGTTGAGGAAAGCGAGATCGCTCCGATACTTTGGACCGCGATTGATGAAATCGCCGGCGCTGGCGATCGCCGACGATACCTTGCTGGCCAAGGATTCCTGCGTGACATAAAGCACCTCGCAGCCCATAGGCTTCGAGGTTGTCTCGTAAGCGTTGAAATGCACGCTGATGTCGAGATCGCGCGTCTTGCTGTTGTGATACTCGACGATGCGATTGAGGTTCTCGCTTTGGCTGGCACTCACGTCATCATGGAACGTGTAGACGCTCACGCCCATCTGCCGGTAATACTCGGCAACCTTCTCGACCACGCGCCGCGCCTGATCAACTTCATCGACATACCCTGATGCGCCGCGGACATACTTTCCGTGCCCAGACGAAATGACGATCGTCGTCATGCCTGCCTCTTTTTCAACGAATTGTTACATCGGGGATCGCGGCGACAAACCGCGATCCCCGTCGTCAGTGGTGCATGGCGATCATTAGCAGTACCGCGAGCGTCATCCTCGCACAGGCGGCCCGTACACCTGCCATCCAAGCAGCAGGAACAGAACGAAGAATAGGATGGTATCGGCGGCAGCGCTCACGTGCGCATAATTGCCCAACGTCCCTGGCGCAAAGTTGATCACCAATCCGAACACGAACCAGATCAACATCAGCACCCAGAAGATCAATGCTCTGGTCATGCGAAGCCGTTTCTATGCCGCCGGCTTGGACGGGGCCGGATGATCCCCAGTCGGAACACCGACCACGACCCACCCTGTCGCTGGCGACCATCCAACGTGCCACTCAATCGGAGGCGGGTTCGCAGGGTCTGGTGGCGGATCGGTCGGAAGAATCGGACCAATCCAGATGCCGGGAGGCATTCCGGGGCCGGGTGGGTTGAAGCCCGGCGGCCCCCAAATCGGATGCGTCGGGCGGCCAGGCGACGGCCAAATGCTTGGGGGCGGACCTCCCGGCGCTATCGGATGCGTCGGCATATCGATGCCGCTTCCCGGAGGCCAGATACTTGGCGGCCAGTAGATCGGGTGCGCTGGATGCCCAGGTGACGGCCAGATGCTTGGGGGTGGACCTCCCGGCGCTATCGGGTGTGCTGGCCAGCCTGGAACACCAAACCCAGGATCAACTGGACCACCACCAACCGGCATGATGTAGGCAAGAAAACCAACCATCTTATTTCTCCCTGTTGTTTGAAACAAAATTCATTCGCGATCAAACCATCCGCGCCGTCTGCCGCTCATCCAGCTCCCGCGCTGATCATAGAGCGAGTGGCGAGGCGCGCCCGGCTGTTGTGCCGCCGGCGGAGCCGGCGAATGGCGCGGCGGCGGCTGGCCTGTTTCTTCAACCGCCGGCGGCGGAGGAGGCAACGGGATGGCGGCCGCCGGCGATTCTGCAAGCGGCCTATCGAGCCGGACGCGAAGCGAGTGCCGAGCCGCGAGCGCATAGACGAACGTGTCGAGCGCTTCGTTCTTCCGGCTCGGCGGCAATACCCAGACGCGCTCCGGCC